CTAGGTGGAGTGACAAAATCTCTACCGAATATATGGATCCTGATGCTGCAAATGCATATGCCGAAGCTGAAGTAAATAAGTTTCGGTACGACCAAGTTGTATCCCAGATGAACAACTACATGGTCACTCAACAAAGAGTTGAGGCATTTGAGCAATTCCCATATGCACGTCGAGCAGAGGATGTAGTAGATCAATTAATCCAGTCAGGTATTGCTCCAACTGAAGCAGCTAGAGCCGTACACAATCAAGTACAAGGATTAGTCGAATCACTCGTTCCAGAATTGCTCGATCTTGTAAATGAACGACGAACAGTACCAACCCCAATTGATACGAGTTCTTCAGCACAACCAGTAGTACAGCCCCAGCAACAACAGCGAAGTGCGTTATCAGGAATAACGCGTTTGCTAGGTATTGGGCGTTAGGAGTAACCAATGGCTATCGATTTTAACGGTGCACTTACACTCGCAGATCAAGCTGTCCTTTCAAACGATCCTCTTGTAAAAGAAATCACCATGTCTCTGCACCAGACATGGAACGCAATCAAGGACATCCCTTTCTACACATCGCCTTCTTTACGACAGGTTGGTGTTCGCTATACGAACGAAGCTGGCACAATCCCAATGCCGACGTGGTCTACCATTAACGGTGAACCAAACGCAGTCAAGGGTAAGCCAAAGTCGTACGAAGAGCAGATGTACCTCATCCGTAATAAGATTACGGTTGACTCCCGTTTGCTTGACCAACCAAACAACATCATTGATCCTGTAGAAGCACAGATCAAGATTTTCTTAGAAGGCTTTGCATACGATTTTAATGACAAGTTCATTAATAACGACCCAACGTCTCTTGCTGCTAATAATAGCCCAGATTGTTTTCCGGGATTACGTTATCGTTTAGAAAACCGTGCAATGTTTGACATTCCACAAGACTGTCTTATTCAGCCAGCATCTACACTTGCATCCCTTGACACTACTTCTTCCTACAACGCTCTTGAAGCTAATGGAACTATGTCTGCATTGCAAGAGATGTTTGATAACTTAAATGCACCTGATGGAACTGGCGTTGTCCTGTACATGAATGAAGAAACAAAGCGTCGCTTTGAGTTTGTCATTCGTGCTCTTGGATCTGGTACTGGTTTTGATGCTAATAAGGACGCATTTGACCGCAATGTCGATTCGTTCAAGGGCGCTAAGATCCGTACTGTTGGACGCAAAGTTGACGGTACTACGCCAGTCATTAGTGCTCCTGCTAACTTTGCTGATGTTTACGCTGTTCGTTACGGCACTGGTTATGTACAGGGTTGGCAGTCTGGCCCATTCAAGCCTGAGTACTTAGGCAAGTCGAAGGAAAACGGCATTATGCATAACGTCCTATTCGACTGGGGTATGGGTCTCTGGATGCCTAACACACGTTCTCTCGCACGTTTACGGTTGGCGACTAACTAAGGAGATAATGATATGCGCGACGCTAAACTTACGTTCTTATACCCAAACGCAGCTGTAACTGGCACTAGCGGAACAATGCAATCTGCTGGTCAAGGTCCAACAACTGTTATTAGTGGAACCACCTACAATCAAGGTATTCTCTATACACAAGCAGCTGCTGTAACCGCTGGTGCTGTTAACTTAAACGCACTTGAACTTAACTATGGTGGATTACTTACTAATGGTGTAAGTGGTTCAGTCATGGATAACGACATGAGTGGTGCAGTAGATGCAGGCGACTATGTTCGTGGGCAGATCCTCACACCGCTGTATATTACATCCGCGTTAACTACTAACCAGTTGGCTGCAAATGATGTACTTACATGTGAAGTCCATTCGAGTAACACGCTTGGATTTACACCATCTGCATCTACAGTTGTGGCGACACAGGCATTTACGCCACTAGTTTCCTTCACTGTTCCTGCAGTAGTTGTAACATCTGCAAGTCCAACGATTACTGCGACGACTGCATACTTTGTGTCAGCTATTAACACTACAACGAACGTAGCTACAATTTCTACAACTCGTGGTGGTGCTCTAATTACTAACGTTACAAGTGTGACGTTAGCAAGTGCTGCTGGAATTGCAGTTAACCAAACTGTTACGTTCAGCACTGCAATTTCTGCAGCTGGTACATTTAACGTTGTACTTAGTGTGTATCAAGATGTTAACTCGCAGATTCTGTCTGTTCCAGTTATGTCTTACAACAAGTTCTTGCGTGTACGGTGGGTTGCTACTACAGCACGTACTAATGCTACTATTAGTATCACTCGCACAGCAATTCAGACCGGACGTGAAGGCTCGGTTTAATTATGAATCTAGGTCAAATCAAACGTAATGTTAGGATGCTGGGTAGGAACTACTTTGGCACTGATGCAGATCGTGACCCATTTGGCCTAGATTATTTAATTATCGAACAAGCCAATCAGATAGCCCGTCAAACGGACTGTCTGGTTGGCAGACGGTATTTAGATTTAACTGTTGATGTAAATGACTATTGCGCACCAGATATTTACCGAATTAAAGTAATTAAACTGTTAGACACAAATAACGAGTATCAGAAAGTGCGCCTGTTTGACTATAGTAATCAATACATAGATGACTGGCGTAATTTAGCTAGTGATCAAAGACCTGAAATTGTTGTCTTGCGTGGTATGAACAACCTCAGTGTTTATCCTGCTGTAAACGCAACCTTAACTAATGGCCTTTTAATTGAGGGTTATGCCCAACCCGGTGACAATTGGGCCTACGATTCTGCTGGAGGAGCACTAGCAAATACAGATGCAACAGAATGTCCTTTACCTGAAGTTGCACACGACTGTTTGGTTTATGCTGTATTGCAAGCTCGTGGAATGCAGATGGCAGACGCAACCGCAATGCAGATTTTTAAGCCTGAGTATTTACAGCGCCTTGCAATGGTTGAGAATTACGCAAGTACCTATGCTAGGAGAACTCGCTAATGGCAAAAGGGTTTGTTGATCTTAAAAATGAAACACTAAGGTTATTAAACGAACCTTTTGATTCTGTTATTGCTGAACTACCAGATGGTGTAGGTGGCGTCACAACTTCTAGTAACGATGTGATATTGCAGTATTTAAATGATGCTGCAATTGATATGTGTCGGACATGTGTATATTTACCTACGACTCTTTCAGCAGCGTCGCATACTGGTCGGACATATGATTTAAGTAGTTCCGTTTTGGCATTTCCGTTGACAGTCCGAATTAATAGTGGCTCCACACCTATTATTCATTGTGGTGAAAATGAGTTGCGTTCTTACGATTTGGGTTACACGGCAACTGCTGGCACACCTACGCATTGGTATGAAGCTGGTTATAGCAATATTGGGTTTTACCCTGTTCCATCTACTTCAATTTCATTTATTGCACATGGTTCTGGATTACCGGCAGTTATTACAGCTGGAGCCGGAACATTTTCATTTATAAGTGATGATTTACTTATGCAAGCCCTGCCTTGCTATGCAGCTCGTAAAATAGCTTTAAAAAACTATGATGACCCATCTATCGTAGGTCGTGCGTTTTGGGGTGATTGGTATGATCAAGTCCGAATGCAATTATGGACTCGGCTTGATCCCTCATACAAAGGCCCTAACGGTATTTTTGCAGTACCACCTGTAATTCAAGCTGGAGGTAAGTAATGAATATTGCATGGGGTCGATTGATCCTTTTAGTACTTGGAGCTTTTGTGGCATCAGCAGGACCTGAGTTTGATTCCGCTTGGAAATCCATGCACGTTCCAGACAATGCATCATTTGGAATGGTGACACGCAGTTTATTGTTGTGTAGCATAGAAGGTGTCAGGGCTGGTATACCGGCTATGACTACTGCGTTAATTGCTTTCTTTATGCGACAAGATAGCAACCTACCAGTGTTTTCAGTTAAACTACCGGAGGTGAGAAAAGTCAGTGAAACGACGAGGGACATCAATGGATAAGTTGCAAATTGACTTGAACACGCTGCTTGCTGGTTTTATCGGTGCGTTAATTGGCACTGATTGGAAGAATATCAAGAATGTGATCCAAGGAGCCATCACAGTTCTGTCTGGCACTGCGTCTGCTATCTACCTTACTCCTATCATGGCTCATCAACTAGGCTGGGAACAGCCACATCAGATGATCGGATTATCATTTTTACTTGGCACACTTGGTCTGCGTACGGTACAAGCTTTTAACCTAATCATCGAGAAGTCTTTAAAAAAGGTAAGTGAATAACATGTCTTGGCTAAGCAAATTTGTAAAGAAGATCGCTAACATCCCTGAGGTCAAGATACCTTTTGGCGAGGCTATGTTACTCAGTCAGATTGCTGACAACTTAGACTTTATGAGTGTGTCAGACCTTGAGAAGTTGCGTGACCTTGCGATGGTTGCTATTGATAAGCGGAAGGTGAAGAAGTGATGGCACATAGAAGCGAGGTGAGTAGTGTGCTGGCGTTCCTTACAATGCCTTTCAAGGGTACTGACTTCAACGCTTTGAAGGTGGGCAAATGAACCTGCAAAACTTTAGGATTGAAAAGGAACCAGCACCGTCGACTGACTGGCGTGTGTTTGGTGACATTACAGATGACGCAGGGAATATCCTTGGCACGTTTGAACCTAATGGAACCAGCGTAAATGTTTGGTGGGTCACTCAGGATGAACCATTTCAATATGGCATTGTCAATCAGTTTGCGTTGATTATGGCTCAACAGATTGCCAGTGGAGATGCCGAGTAATGGCTACTTATTACGTTCGTAATGATGGCAGTAATGGTAATACTGGCACTGGTCAAGGCACTGGTCAAGCGTGGCAGACAATAACGTATGCACTTACAGCAATGACGCTTACCGCTGGTGTAAATACCTTATACATTGCACCGGGTGTCTACAGAGAATCGCCAATATTGACGGTTACCCCTACGGCAACAAACACTTTGCTAATTACAGGTGACACAACCGCATCACAGTTTATTGGCATTGTGGCTAATCAAGTACGGGTCACAGGGGCAACAGGTGACATAACAGCCAACGTACAGAATAGTTTAGGAATTAGTAGGATTGACCTTGGCAGTAAGTCTTACGTGACCATACAGAACCTATATATAGAGCATAATGGGGCTTTTTCAGGCGGTGTGCCAAATGCCGCAATTATGTCTAGTGGTGATTTTATAACAATTAGACGTAATGTTATTGCTTCGTTTTATCTTGGTGGTGGCGTAGGTAGTGCAATTCAAGTCAACCCACCAAATACAACCGGCAATACAATTCTAATTCAAGATAATATTATAGTTGGCTGTGCGTACGGGATACAAGTAAAACTATTACCTGTTGCCTCTGGCGTTTCCGGGGTGGTCATAACTAATTGTAGGATATCTACAAATGGTTGGGGAAACGGTTACGGTATATTTGTTGTTGCTGTTTCAGGCACAAATATTGCATCAGTCTCAATTAGCAATTGCACAATTACACAGTTCTCACAAACTGGAATTGCGTTTCAAAACGGGAATGTTACCGATAAGCATTTAGTACAGAATTGTATAATTGCACTCGGTGGTACTGGAATCAATTCCATTACTTCTAATCAAGTAACACAACGGAATAACCTTATTTATGCTACTAGTAACCTTGGCGGTGTTGCTACGGATACATCTACGGTTAACTCGGATTTTCTTGGCATCGACTTTGGTCAATCGCTTCTACAAGGGTTTGCAAGTCTTGCACCATTTGCAACATCAATAAATTCCAGAAATACAAGTTTTGGCAATTTAACCTCTGCGCCAGCAACAGATATGTACGGTGTGACGTGGACTGGGGCAAATCCTGACTTAGGAACAGCAACTCTTAGAAGTGTTTCTAATATTGGGTTTTACCTCCCAACTGAGCGAAACGCCTCCGCAATCACAATCGCTCCCGGCTCCACCTCACAAAGCATCGAACTCTACCTAGGTGCTACAGGGCTAGCATTCAACACCTCCGGTCTAGCGGCTACATTTAACCGTACACGTAGTCTAGCCGTACCTATTACCCTAGTGTCTTTATCACTTATGACTGACGGTTGGGTGTCTGGCGGATTTAAAGAAGTTAACGCAAGCACGATGCCGGGTGTTTACCGTTTAGATCTACCTAATGCCGCAATAGCGGCAGGGGCAGATGATGTGACAGTTGTTGTAAAGGGTGCTGCAGGTACTAACGGCGCGGTGATGACGATCAAGCTGCAATCTGTTGCAAACGAGATTCTAAGTGCAGACATCGGTGGCGGTGCTAACGCTGGTACGTTAAACGAGCGTACTGTACGATCTGCATTGCGAGCAATGCGTAATAAGGTGTCTGTAGGTACAGGCACAATGAGTGTATACAAAGAGGATGACTCAGCGGTAGCGTGGACTGGATCGTTGTCGAATACAGCTGACGTGACGGTAGATCCGGTATAAGGAGACGTAATGCCATTTGTAAATGTACAAGTACAGTTGTTAAGTGTAGACGTATCACAGGATGGTCAAATTACAGCATTCTTTAGTGATAGCCCTGAAACGGGTATGACTTTTACAGACTTTGCAACATTAGAATCGTATTTAAGTAATGACGGGGTTTGGTTACCTACACTTAAATTAATGGCTTTACTTGATTACACTCAAGAAAGTATTGCAGGTAAAACTGTCTCTCTGTCATGTTCGGATCCTAATGACTTATGGGTAAAGGCAATCTAAATGGCAGTTGTACCTTATAAGCACACAGTTGAAATGCTTCCATATAGGTTCGGAATCAGCGATAACCGGAGCTGGCAAACGTTTGTAATACAATCGACAACTAAATGGGGTCACAGATTTCGTGCGGAAGCAACAGGCGTAGTATCTAAAGTACTGATTTACACTGGAACGCAAGCACCGGGTTCTGGAACTGTACGAGTTGGTATACAGACAGTAACCGCTAGTACTGGATTGCCTACAGGAACGTGGGTTGCTTACGGAGATCTGGCGTGGGTCAACACAACACACAGTCAAACAACTCAAGAAATTACTACTACAGTTTCAGGTTCGGTTACACGAGGTGAATCGTATGCGTGGGTTGTGGAATATGTTACTGGAACACCATTTACTTTAGGCACATTTATAAACGCCGTAGACCGATATATATCAGAGCCGCATCAATATTCGTGGTCAGGAACTGCGTGGAGTCTTGTAGGCGGATTTAACAACTGGGATAGAAATGTTTATGGGTATCAAATAAGTTCTTTATGGTACGGACATATCTATCAAGGCTGGGCGCAATACGATGGCACTAATAATCAGTATCACGGTGCAGTTTTTACATTAGGTGGTGATGCAACTTTAACAAATGCAACACTAAGCGGTGTTCGTGCTATATTCAAAGGAAACACCAACAATGCTGGCGGAATATCATGTCGCATAGGAAGTATTGTTGGAAGTACACTGACACCTATAAGTACGTTTGACATTGTTCCTAATGGTGCGCTGTTACAAAGTAATAATAACAATGAATGGTCTGCGTGGAACGACTTAATGTTTCCGAGCAATGTTACAGTGCCTACAAATACAAAACTATTTGTAGGATTCAGAAAACAATATGATGTTGTTTTGTTTTTACAAAGTGTAAATGCTGTAAGTCATTGGAATTGGTGGACGAGGGGTCCTTCACAAGGTAGTTACGCTTATGTAGACTTTACGACTAATGCGGTCACAGAGTTTACGCTACAGCGTCCGTGGATGGCTCTTGATTTTGATAGTGTAACTACAGTTTCTGCTGGCGGTGGTGGTTTAGCAGCTAATCCAATGGCGGGGTACATCAGATGAGTAAATATCTAGGTGATTTCAGTGCGTCAAGCATTGTAGATTTTAAGTTCACTACATTCCGCCCATCTACAGGTGCGCCATTTACGCTTGCCGGAAGTCCTGTTGTATCTGTATATAAAGACAACGACCTTACTCAATCTACTGCGGGTGTAACGCTTACAGTTGACTTTGACGGTGTTGCAGGAATGCATCACGTTAGGATAACGACTGCAACTGACGCAGCGTTTTATGCTAATGGCGGTGAATTTGAGTGCGTTATCACCACTGGTACAGTTGACTCTGTCAGTGTTGTTGGCTCTTGTATTGGTCGATTTACCTTACGTAGCCAAGCATCGCTTTATCCAACAACTGCTGGCAATACTCTTGATGTCAACGTAAACGGCGAGGCTGGTGTTGACTGGGGAAATGTAGGCAATCAAGGTTCTACAGTTGGATTGGCAGCAACAACAGTATTTACAACCACAAACGTGACCAATAACGTAGGTGTAGGGACTATTGCGGCTAACGCTATTAACGCAGCGGCTATTGCTACTGACGCTATTGATGCAGATGCCATTGCAAACAGTGCAATTACAATCAGGCTTAGTACAGATGGAACTCCTTCTGAAGGACGTATTATTGCTGGTTCGGTTGCAAATGATGTGTGGAATGCACAGGTTGCCACATATGCAACTGCTGGATCTAACGAAACGCTAGGTACAGATACGTATGGCACAAAGGTGATGCGTACTGTTGCTGCTAACCGACCATCATCTGTCAATACTGCTAACGGTCATGTTGTAGCATCAATGTCTAATGGAGCCATAACTGCTACTGCTATTGCTGCTGACGCTATTACAGCTGCTAAATTTGCCGATGACGCACTTGTCATTCAATCTGCTGCTGCACTCGGTAATAAAATACGGTTTGCAGCAGATGCAATTACATCTACTGTTATTGCTTCAGATGCAATTACTAATGCTGAACTTGCCGCTACTGCTGTCCAAGAAATTTGGGATTACAATGTTAGTGCTTATGTAACAGCAGGTCTTGCTGGTACATATCTTAAAAATGCTGGCGCTGCGGGTAACCCTTGGTTGACAGATATTGGTAGTGCAATTACTTATCCAGTTGCAACTACTGCTGGTGGATATCTACGAGATAATCTAAGCAGGACTGGTCAAGTTCAAAGTGACGTTCAAAATGTACCATATGACGTATGGACATCTATTTTTACTTCAGACTCTGCTACGTACGGTCAATTCAGCGCTTACACAATGGTTGATGTCATGGCGTTGCTTGCTAAGGGATATTGTTCGGTATTTGGTACAGTGCAAGCATCTCCAGCTCCAACTACAACTACCGCTAAAACATCTTTAACCGGATATGTCAATAGTGCGTTTAATGATCAAACTGTAATTTTCTTAAGGGGATCAAGTATTGCTGGTTCGTGTACTGTAATCTCATCATCTAACGCATCTGGCAACTTGGTGTTTGACGAACCACTTCACCAGCAGCCTGTTGTAGGTGACGAGTTTATGATTTTACCAATGCACGTACACTTGCGTAGCGCGATTGCAGATAAGTTACTTGGTAGGTCTATTGCCGGTGGAGCCGATGGTGGGCGAACGGTAACTGATGCAATGCGCGTATTGCGTAATAAAACGTCAATCACTGGTAATACGTTGACTGTGTATAAAGAAGATGATGGAGATACGCTACCAGCAGCTTGGACAGCTACGCTGTCAACTAGTGCATCTGCAGATCCAGTCACAGGGATTGACCCAGTCTAATGGCAGCTGGATTTAGGTCACCATTTTTCATATGGGTTGGTGGATTATCTGCCCCCGGAGGTTCCGGTCCAGAGCCTCCAGAGCCTCCAAATCCGGGATGTCCTTGCACTGAATACAATCGTGAAGGTACTCTTGTTAATTCTTGGCTTGTTGATACTTGCGAAGCGTCTAAGGCCAGTTTGCCATTTACGATACCAATGTTTAGGCTTTATAGGTTTGGGTATGAGCCACGATTTTATAAACAAGAAGGAACACTGAGTAAACAGTTTACTCGCAAGGGGTGTATGTAATGGCTATACGGGCAATGAATAACCAACAATCTTACGTACTTGGTGACGTTACGTGGATTGGTATGGATACACGTATTC